AGCCATTATCTCATATCTGCTGGAACGATACCACGTGTTCCACCTGTTTTATCATTTTTCTTCATTCCAAATTTTCTTAAGCCTTCTCTGTAGTTAGCTAAACATTGTTGTCCTGAAGCCATTCTTATTTGTGCTATAGTAGGGTTCATTTCTCTTGCTGCTGCATCCATTAATGCTTTTGATTTTACATAGTCAATCAATAAAGGTTGTAAAGTATTATCTATATCAATAGTTCCAGTAAGAGAAGTTAATTTAATTGGTTCAGCATAATAAGAAATAACAATACCATCTTGTACATAATTTAGAGTATATATTTCGCTGTCGTTATCATGAGTTGCTGCAGTAGTACCATTATAAGCTCTTGTTACTGTTAATGTATTTGTATTTATTGCAGTAATCTTCATCATTTCAGAGTCTATTTTAATAATATCTCCTACAGTGAATTGTGCTCCTTCATCAACATCTACATCTGTTTCAGATGCATCTAAAGCTTCATTGGTTAAATTTTTAGGTAATGGGTCTCCAGTAGATTGATAAACTAATGTATATCCTAACTGTACTGCTTTTAGTTTTGATTCTGCAGTTTCTGATGTTCCACCATCTCCTATTTCTGTAGCTATAGCTAATTTATCTCCTTCTATCCACCAAACTAATGATGTTGAAGGGTCTTTATATGTACTACTTATAGATGCCATTATACTATGCTCCAATCTGTCTCATCTGCTGTATTTGATTCAACATAAAATTGTTTTATTTCTTGATTAGTTAATCTAGGTATTTGAATATATTCACCTTTATCATTTTTTATTGCACATCTAAATACTTTATTAACAGTAATAGCTTCATCATCATCTATTGAATACCATAATCTATTTTCTTGTAGGTCTGTTTTAGCATTTTCAACTTTCTGTAAAAACTGACCCATATCAATCAATGCTTCATTAATTAAGTTTAAAACATAATTTTCTGTTGCATCAGGAACTGCTTGTAAAACTCTACTATAGATTTCTTTACCTGTAAATTCTATCGCTGCCATTAATTACCTTCTCTTTTTAATCTTTCTTGTTCTGTTTCTATTTTTTCAACAGATATTAACTGTAAAGCTTGTTTATATTGAGCATCAATAGATGCATATTGTTGAGTATACCATTGGTATTTAGCTTGGTCTCTAGTTAATCTTGCTTGAAACTCTTGACCATATTGAGCTGCTGCTGATAATCTTCCTTGTACTTCTTGAAGATATGGAGCAACTCCTGATAATTCTAATTGATAAGAAGCCATTAAAGAATTAATTTCTGCTATTGCTACATTAGCTCTTTGTAATTCTTGTTGTGCTACTGCCACACCCAAATTAGCTTGAGCTATTCTAGCAGAACCTTCTTGTGTTCTAGCTGCTGCTGCTTCTATATAAGCTCTTGCATATCCAAGTCTAGCTTGTACTTCTTTTGCATAACCATCTGCTTCATTCAATGCTACTTGTACTTCTTTGACTCTCATATCTCCAATACTGGTCCATTCTGCTAAATGCATTTGAGCTTTTTGTATTTCTGTTTGTACAATATTTAAGGCAGAAGCTACTAGCTCTACATCTTCTGCTGCTTGAGCTCCAAATGCATCAGTATTAGCATCTGGCTGATTACCATTTAAAACATTTTCTGCTTCATCTAAAGCTGCTTTAACTCTAGTTAATTGAGAACTATCAGTTAAAAATGTATCTTCGTCTCCAAAAACAGATTCATCAGCTGAAGTAAACTTGCCTGCTGCTGTTGCTGCTTGGTCTACAGCTGTTTTAATTAATACTAATGCTGTAAAAATAGCTCCACTAGATGGGTCGTCAGTTAATATAGATTCTTCATCAGTTAAATGTGCATCTATTTTACCTAAAGCTGTATCTACGTCTCCAACAAAATCTGTTACATCTAAGTTAGTACCAAAACCATCATTATCTATAATATCTTGTGCTTTTAATAAAGAATCTCTTACTACTTTAAATCTTTTATTTGTATCATCCCATAATTCTGTAATATCATCTATATCAGCTATAGAAGTATAAAAATCATTAATTTTATTTTGTGCTAATTGCAATGAACCAGTTGATGCGTCTGTTACATCGTCTATTTGAGCATTCATCAGTGCTAGTGTACCAGTCGAAGCATTATCTATTAAATCATTTGATTGCAAATTATTCATTAATCTCATTAATGCATTTCTAGCTGCAAATAAAACTACTGCATTATTTCCTTCTTTAGGAAAGTTCTCAACAGTAGTATCTGTAACTGCAATCGTAAAATCTTCGTTTATTTTTTGTAATTTGCAATCTGCAGTTCCAGCGTTAGTAGCATCGTTATCTGGTAATACTCTTAATAACTTATCTGAAATATAATATACTGGGTCTGTTGCTGTTGCGTATTCCATAAAATTAGAGTCTATAGCTCTACCTATTTGAGAAGAATGAATGTGTCTACAAGGTTGATAGACTACTGGACTAGCTGTAATATCTACTGCTCTTAATACATGAAGAATTTTTGCGTCTTCTACATTAAGACCATCAATAGGATTGGTTGTTTTTGTATTACCACTATGAAAAGATACTTCTTCAGACATTCTGTCTAATTTAGCCATAGGGAATACATTAATTACTTCTCTAGCACCATTAGCTAACCAATCTGCTAAAGCAACATCATCAGTGCTTCCAAATCCTGTTAAATCATCAACTTGTGTTTTAAAATCAGCCATTATTTACCTTTTTTCTTATAACCAGAAGCATAAGCAGCTTTTGCTTGTCTTTCAGCACCAGCTCTAGTCTTATAGACTTTGCCTTTGCTTCCCCATTTATACCCACCTTTTACTTTTCTAATAGGCATTTATTTTCTTTTCTTTGCAGTTTTAGCTGCACGTTTAAATTGAGCTTTGGTTGGAGCACCTTTACTTCCAGGTTTTCTCATTTTTTCCCCAGAACCAGCTTTTATTCGTTTGCGTTTAGCATGAATATTAGCATATAACCCTTTTTTCTTTGTTTTTCTCATAATATATCCTATAAATTTACTTCCATTTTATAAGTGAGTTTATCTTCTTTTCTCTCTCTTCTGCGTTTTTTTTCTGAACCTGCTTAATATGGTCACCCATACTTTTTGAACCAAAGTTTATTTGGTCTTTTCTAATAGCTGTTGCCATAGGTGTATCTCTCATAATAGTATTAACTGTAAACTTAGGAGCAGAAGCTCTCTGTTCACAGTTTCTACAATAAAAATAACCTTCAGGATTAGGTTCGTTGCAATGTTGACAATTCATCTATTATTTATAAAGAATAATATATGCTACTCTAGTTGCATCTAATTTTACTGCTTCAGTAGAAATGATTGTATTAGTTGTGTCATCAAGAGTATTAACAAAAGTTTTAATATCATTTGCTAATGAACCTGAATCACTGTCTGCTTTAACACTCAAATCATTAATAATAACTTTTACATTTGCGTTATATGCTGCCATGTTATCTCCAATTTAAAATTAATCTTTTAGCTGTTTGGGAGAGCGTTTAAACGCCCTCCCCAGTAGCTTAACTGTATTATTGGTCTGCAAAAGTTGGTGCAGTTGTAGAAACAACTTGACCATTTACATACCAAAGTGTACCGTCACAGATTAGTTCAACCATAGTACCAGTTTCAGGTAAATTAATCTGAAGTTTACTGTTACTATTTGCATCAGAATATACTGTAGCGACATTGTCACCAGCATCATCTGAATCTAGATGAACAACACCACCAACAAAGTAGTTAGTGTCTGAACCTGAATCGATAATCATATCGTGTCCATCTGCTGCAGTTCCTGCAAACCAGATTTTAAAGTTCAAACCAACTTCTTCAGCTGGTAAAGTGATAGTTCTATCTGCTGAATTATCAATAACGATAATTGCTTTTCCTGAATCGCTAGATGTTAAAGTAACGTTAGCATCAGGTAACTTGCGAAAACCTTGTGGTAATCCACCATAGTTTCCACTATTGATTTCTAATACACTTGCTCTAGCCATCTTATACACCCTCCACATTAATTAGGTAGTGTGATTCTGGTAAACATACTTCTAAACCAGCTTCGGTTAGAATCATGTCTTTTCTCAAGTCTTCATCAGCGTTTTGTACGTTGGTCATAACTTGAGTATCACGGTTTACACCATTACCAACTAATGGTCTGTAGTATAGTTTGCTCATATCAGCCATCAACATTAAACCAGATGAATGTCCTCTAAACAATGGTTCTTTAACCATGTATACAGAACCGTGAACAGTGTTGATTTCCATTAATTTGTGACCAAACTGTCCTGATAGTTCATCCATGTTTATTTGATACTGAGTTGAAGCTGTTGAAGCATCAGAGAAGCTATTGTTACCCATTTTGTTGAAGTAAGAAATAACAGGAAGAGAAGCTAGTGCTAATCTTTCGTTAGAACCACCTCTAGCAGGGTCAAATAGAACTTCAAAGTCAGCTAATAATGCATCATAAGTTAATTCAGATGTTGCATAACTTGAGAAGTATGCTTTACCTGATTTATATGCTAAGTTAGCTGAAGTTCTATCAACTACAGTACTATTTTTGATGATATGTCCAACAAGACCTTCAGTATATTGAATACCTCCAACTCTTGCTTTTTGATTAAATAACATTGCTCTTTCAATGTCGATTTTGTGCTCTCTTAATTTCATAGCTAGCACTCTTTCAAATTCGTTAGAATATCCACGAAGTTGAGTTGCGTATGCAGTGTTGCTAATTTCAGCAGCTGTTTTAAAGATTTGAGTATATCCAAATCCATCATCGATGCCTTCTGAGAATACGTCTGGTGAACCAGTACCTTCTGCATAAGCTGAACCGATAATTTGACATCTGTCGTTATCAGCAATACTGTCAGAACCAGAAACGCTTGATACTGAAATACATTTAGCTTGGAAAGTAGTATCTGCACCATTATCTACTGGAGCTGATTCTACTCTTAAGATTGCATTTCCATATCCTGCTGTGTCTGATGCACCAACAGTTCTAACTGCAATAACCATTCCTTTAACAAGGAAATCGATTGATGCTGGTGATGATTCATTATCATCAACAGTAATTGTGTAATCTGTACCTGCTGCTACAGTTCCTACAGCTCCATCAATGAAGAACTCTCTACTTGTATAACTAATCTTTGACCTATCTTCAAGATAACGGAACAAAGAATCGTCAGTAGGAAGTTTAGCTGTTTTTGATAGATACACGAAGAATGGAGATTCTTCAGGTGCTAATTCAGCAATTCTATCAGAAAAATTAAACAGTCTTCTTTGGTCAGGAGCAACACCAGTGCCAGAGACACCAGTAGCTGTAGTGGCAGCAGTTAAATTACTTGCTTTTAGTTGTCCACTTGTAATTGCCATTTTTTAATTCCTCTTTACGTTTTATTTTTTATTAACTAAACTGCCACGTATAGATGTAGTACCTCCAGCTCTCATAATATTGCTCCACATATTATCCTCATCAGATGCTTTTGGTGGTTGACCACCTTGTACTAAACCAGCTGATTTTGGTTTTTGTTGTGCACGCTTTACGCTTTCAATATTTTGATTAACTCGTGGTACCCCGTTTTTATTAATGTTCCATACGTTAAACAGTGTATCTAAAGGAAGTTGTTCTTTAGGTTTTGTTACAAATTCAATAAAATCATTTGCATCATCATTTGACAACTTAAACTCAGTTTGTGCTCTATATTTTAAACTATCTATAGAACGCTGAGCTTCTAATCTAGACATATAGTCTTGCATTCTGCTACTTACAGCTTGCTCGATTTCTTGCTGTCTTAGTTGATACGATTTACTATTTGGATTTGTATACGCATCCCAAGGATTAAATTCCTCTTCATTAATTTGTATTTCATCTTTGTTCTGTCCTTTACCCCCTGATAAGTGGTCTCTAACAACGTCTACCAGCTCAGGATTATCCTGAAATAGCTTTGCTACTGGTTTAATTTTGTTTAACTCAGCCTGAGCTTTGTCGTACATAGACTGGAATTTACGTGCTTCATCTTCTTGCACGTCAGAACTCAAATCCTGTTCGATTTCAGGCTCACTTATATCATTATTTTCAGAAGTTTCAGAACCTTCAAAAGTTTCTTCATACTCTTTCATTAATTCGTCACTCATATTATCTCCTTTTCGATGTGCTGTTTTTTTATTCACCAATATCTTCTGACATCAATGAAGTTATTCCAGCCTGCACCTGTTGTTCTTGTTGACGTTTTACTCTTTCTGTATTTACTTTTTGTTGAGCCTGTGCACCAGTAACCACTTTATTAAGTTCAGATTTAAATTTCTGTACCTCAACACGTTTTCTGTCGTTCATAGACTCTCTTTGGGCAGTTTGTAAATCACCAGATAGAATCTTTATTTGGTCTTGTAATTGAGCGATAATGCCTTGCATTCTTTGTACTTCTCCAGTACGTGCAAGTACACCTTCTTTGTCGAAGATTTCAGTTTTCTTCAACGCTTCTGTTCTATCAATTAGACCTAACTGATATGCTTCTAGATACATTTGATACTCTGCGTGTTTATTATTAGGCATTGTAGAGCCTGATACGACACGAATATCAAACTGACCAGAAGTAATATCGTTTTCAATTTTTACTAATTCTTTTGTTTTATCATCATACAATCTGTTATTGATTGCAAATTGAGTAATGTCATTATTTGGTTGTACTATTCTAAATTTCTTTTCAAAAGAATAATGTCCTTTTGACATTTGATATAATACTTTCCCAAGCTGTTGTAATGACATTTCAATATCACGCAACTTAGAAGCACCACGACCTTCTCCCATTTGTGCTAATAACATTGTACCTCTTACACTTTGTGGAGCACCTTCTTTAAATCCTTGTAGTAATTCAGGAACACCAAAGTTTAAGTCAATATATCTTTCTATTTGGTTAATCAACGCATAGAACTGACTAGTCAATGGTTGTGGAGAAGGGAAATGTGGTTCTCCATAACTTGGGTCATATTCAATTACAGCATTAGGATTAGCCCAATCTTTTTCAAGCTGTGATATGTTTTCTACACTTCCTTGTGGTACTAATAGTTTCAAACCAGCTGAAGTTTGAGCATGAGATAATGCAAGCGAGAATAATTTATTCAACAGTCTTTGCATATCTTTTACTTTATTAACATCTGATTTAGGATATGGTGTATTGGTCCAAATGTTTGGAATAGGGACAATAGGATAAATGTCAGTATCTAAAATTGTCTCATAAAGAAGGACTTGTCCTAAAGATGCTGTAACTTTAATTCTTGTTTGTGGTATTTCTACATACGCATAAGTATTATTTTCAAAGTTTGCTTCATTCTCTGCTAAAAACATTTCAAATGCTTCTGCACTCATAATGGTTTCTGTTCCATTCTTTTGGTCAGCAACACGATAGAAAGGAACTCTTACTTTGTTAAAACGTTCAATAATACGATAACGTTGAGCTATAGTGCTCTCATAATCTTTATCTTCTACTTCTGCAGGAGTAAATACATTAATACTATTTTTATTCTGAGAATCAGGATAATCATTATAGTAGTCAGACATATTGTAGGTTTCAATATTAGGTAGAAACTCTTCTACATCTGGGTATAAGTCTAATAATTGCTCTTTTGTTAAAATAGTAGATAATAAAATATTTGCTGCGTCTTTAAAGTATCTATCTCTAGATGCAGGGTCTACATATACACGGAAAGGATTTAAGTGTGTAAACATTACCTCTCCTCTACCATAATCTGATTCTGGTTCTATATAGGCATAAAAATATCCTAATCCAGTAGTAGCATAGTCATGTACAGCTTGTTTAAAATGATGTTGACCATCAGAGATGTCATATATATATTCTAATAGTGTTCTCCATACATTGGCTAATTTAGTATCAGAATCTTCTCTAGCAGTTACACTAAACTTAACTGGTCGAGAGGTCATCAATGATTTTAATTTATCTATAGCAGCATAAATTCTGTCGATGGTAAAGTCAGCTTGACCAATCGATTGCAATACTTCTGATTCTTGTGCAGTATAATGATTACCTAAAGTAAAATCAATCGCATCACGAGCTTCAACATCCCAGTCTCTACGTGCATCAGCATAACGCTGAAATATTTCTCTATTCTCTCTTGCTTTAGAATCTTCTTTTATTTGACTCATTATTTAACCTTTGATTTTTTCATATAATTTTTGATTCTACCTTCCTCTTTCATTACTTCTCTAGGTGGTAGATAATCTACTTTGCCAGAATCTCTTTGTGCATTATAAATGCCTCTTCTTTGATTTTCAGATTCTACAGTAAATCTATCCATAAAGTCTCTGGTTTTTTTACTTGTAAAATTGTAAATTCTTCTTGCTAAGCTAGTTGTATCTATTTTCATGCTTTCTCCAAATATGGTTTTAAAAATTCTTTATAAAATTCTTTATTTCTTCCTAATGGCTTACGTTCTCCCATAGTATTTCTGTAAACACGTTCATATTGTTTAAAACCAGGTCTACCTGGGTCATCTTCCATTGCACCTTCGACATTATTCATCAATAAATATTTTGCAGTAGTAGGGAACTTTTTTAAACTTCCTAAGTTAAAACAGTAATCAGCTAACGCATATTGTAGTCTAGCGTCAACTTTATCCCAACTCATTTCTTTAAACGAACAATAAGCTCTTGCTTTATCAAATGAAACTTTTGCTTCATGCTCTAATGTCTTTTGAACGTCTGCTACCGACATTCCTTTTTCTTCGAGCTCATTCTGCTCTTCTATTGTTTTGATTTTATATCCGTACCCTATTGTTTTCAAACCACCTTCTGGTGAAGGATATGGATAAAATCTATCCCCTACTTTGTTCTCGTAGCCCTCTACCCTTTTTAAGTAGTCTATGTACTGTTCTAATGTGTAATCAGATACCATAACCCTTTGTAATTTATTACAAAGAAAACGGCGATTTCTCATATTTTTAATCCAGTCATCCAATTTATTTTTGTACGTGTTTGAGTTTTAAAATCATCAGGTCTTTCGTACTCACTATTTTGAATGACGGTACTACGTGGTGGCTTTGCAAAAAAGTCAGCATAATACAATCCATCTAACAAGTCATCATGCTTTCCTTTTGGAAATTCAAATATCTCATCTATCAATGCAGAATGTTCTTTACGAATAAATAGCTTTTTTGTATTTACTATACTTCCTAAAGACATTTCTAATCTATCTTCTTTTTTAATACCGTGAGGTGGTTTAACTCCTTGGTTAATTCCAGGCAGTAATCTTTTTTCTTGTCTAGCCATACGTTCTAGCATATCACGCACCATTTCCTGTGCACCAACGGTTTCAACAGAACATCTACGAATAGGTGAATATTTTTTAGCCATCTTTAATATTTGCTCTGGCATATCGAATGCTGGTATTTTATCATGATAGTAGTCAATAACATAACGATTCTTGTTGGCATCTATACCCATAACCATAATTACCTGATAATCGGATGTATTTGATGCTGTATGAGCCAAATCGACTCCCATGTAGGTGTAGATAGGTATCATCTCTTTTTCGTTCTTTAAATAGGCAAATTGACCGTCTGTGTAAAATTCGTAGTTATGGTAGCGAATATTATCCATTTGGAATGTAGCAGAAGATGAATCTCTTGCGTCATTTAAATACTCTTGAGCAAACTTATCTATCTTTCCTGCTTCAATGTACTCTTGTCGTTTTTGATTTAGCTTTGATAATGGAAATTGTTCTTCCCATGCAGGTTTACCATCTTCTATTGCTCGAATAAAGGTTACATCCCATGGATAACTCTTTTGATGTTTTTGTGAATCTTTCCATCCATCTACAATATTCTGTAAGAATGCATCATAGTGTACAATCGTACCAGATAACCATATCCATCCCTCTTTACCAGGACTTTCTTCTAACGCAGGATAAACTGTAGATACAATCCATTGTTTAATCTCATCTCTACGTACTGCTGTCTTTGTGTTTAGTTCTGATTCAAAGTCATCTAAGATAATACCAGTATAACGTGTATCTACCTCAGCACGACCTCTAAGACGTTGTGAAGTACCTTTTGCAATAATACGATGTCCTTTATTGGTTACTAAGTCTTTTTCTGTCCATCTCTTTCCAGTATCTGAACCACAAAGATTTCCAAAGTAATAACGAATAGCATGGTTATTCTCTAAATGTGAACGAATATACTTGATATGGTCAATAGACTGACCTTGTTCCTCAGCTACCCATGCCATAAACATTGCTTTGTCTTCTGGGGTAAAACAGAGCTTATGCATGATTGCTGCTTTCATTAATACTGATTTTCCAAAACCTCTAGGAAGCACATTACAAATACGTGCTCCTGGTTTTGTGCTAATTAATTTTTTACCTAATTCATAATGAAAAGGAGGGGAAGCTGATTTATGTAAAAAATCATTTGGTAAGAAAAGCTTACCAAACAGTATTAAATCCTTCGATGCTTTATGTAACAGCACCTCCTTATCAGAAACACTAAGCTTTTCCATTATTCTGTATAAACTCCTTACTGAATGCAATTAAGTCCATGTCATCATCATAGGTGCATAGACAGTTGCAGTCAACTGTTATATATTTATCCATAGGAATACCAACAATAGTGTTTAACAAGAAGTCATTGTAATTAGGGTTAGACTTCCTGACCTTCACTGTCCTCTGACATATCTGGCAATCCAAGTACTTCACGTTCTTGCGATGCAATTCTTTTGACATCTTTTCCTTCCAATGCAGCTAGTTGTTCAGGACTAAAGCCTTTAAACAAAGCTATTGATTCTGTTTTTTGTTCTTTCTTACCTAGTAACCCAGATATTTCCATTAGCATCTTTAGCGACGAAATCTTATCGCTATCTCTTGCTTCTTCATTGTCTACAATCTCTTTAGTCTTCAACAACAAATACTTAGGAGTAATCTCTGTTTCATTCAGTATTTTTTCTATTTCTTTGTCAATCAAGGTTTTTATCCTTTCTGTTTTTAATAACATACTACTTTGCTCTTTGATATACTGTTCTGATTGTGCTTTAGGATAAGCTCGTTTAAACGACTCGATTATCCCTTCGCCTTTGGCAATATACCTAGCAAATAAAAATTCTTGTTTAGAAGGTTCTACACGCTCCTTGAATAGCGTATTGCTATTCTTTCCACTGAAGGTGTATACATTCTCTCTAAGTTCTCCTTCCATTTTAACAGAAGGAGCACAGTTAAACATACCAATCGCTGTGCGTACATATCTTTGGTTGTTGATAGTCCCACGTTCCAACACTTCACAAACCTGCCCATCGTCTGTGACAGTCCATGTTCCAACAGGGGCTTTTCTCCAATCCTCTTGCACGTCTTGAAATGGCATAGCCTGCCTGAGCTCGTTGATATTTTCGTAAACAATGTGCTCCTTACCTTTTACTTTTCTTTTATTCATTACTTTCGATGTACGATATATTCTGGGTCTTTATCACTTAGTCTTATTTCTACCCATCCTTTTGTTTGTGGCTCAAACATAGAATAGCGTGCATATTCAGCATATCCTATAAAAGAACCTCCACGCACAAACCATTGTCTTTTAACTTCTTCATTTTGTTGCATAATTTCAAATGAATCGATTGGTTTAGCGTACAACTGGTGGTTGTGACCCAAATAATACATATCAGCATCTGGGAAAATATTTCGGAGACGTTGTAACTCCATGTCTCCATTCTTAGCTCCACTTTTTCCATGACCACTTGCAAATGTAAAGCGATTATGTTTATGATTTATCACTGTATACCCTGGAAATGGATAATAAGGAACTTCAAGGTCATCACATAGTACACGAATAATATCAATTCCTGCTGCTCTTACAGAACGTAAGGTATCATGATTTCCTCCACGTAAGAAAATACACTTATTAATGATAGGGCGTATCATCTGTACAAATTGTGCATACTGCTCATTGTTATCAAATAACTGGTCACCTTCTGGAATGTGGTAATTAGGTGGAATAAACTCTAACATATCCCCATTTCCAAACCAAAGAGCATTTGGGTCTTCCTTAATCTTTTTAATTGCATCTAAAAATAACAATCTATCAAAAACTTTGCTTCCAACATGTATATCTGTCAAGCAGTGTAGGTTGACTTTAGACTTATTTGTATTGTATTCTAATATTTTACCTGGATTAATCATTTTCTTCTCCGTTTTCTGAGTCATATTGGTCTTGATACAACGTATAACTCAATAATATTATGCTATAATTTATTAAATCCAACATTGTGTCTTCTACTTTTTCTTCACTTATCGCTCTTTCTCCGTTTCTCTTCAATAAATTAGCTATTCTAGCAATTTTATCGGAGATACGAACAAGAATGCCAGTCTGTGTATCACATATTTTTAGTGATTCAACCATTTCAAAGTTTGAAAATGGTTCTTGTACCTGTGCATAATCAACATTTTTGTTATCACACAAGGATTTTGCCTTTTTGACGATTGCATCGTAGTTAGGAATCATACTTTCCTCCTGATTTTTCCCATAAGTAGTTACCAAAGCCCAATCTAAACAAATTATTTGCCATAACTTGTACTTGAGTCTCT